GGCATCTTGTGCTTTGGGCTTTGAACTAAGCGTTAAACGCGATACCGAACTAATGGCAAAAGGTTTATCCATAACACGTGTTGGTGGTCAATCCATTTCTGGAATAGCAGAAATAGACAGGGCGTTAACCAAACTTGAACGCAAGATTAACAAGAGGGTGATGAAGAATGCAATGCGTAAAACTGTTGCGGAGTATCGCAAGGCAGTACGCAAACTAACACCAAAGCGAACAGGCATATTAAGAAAATCCGTTACCACTGATGTGAAGATAATGAAGAAGGTGTTCATCAAAGGGCGTATGTACTTTGGCAGGAAAGCAGGTAGGAATGGTTTCCATGCACACCTTGTTGAAAGTGGAACAGGCGAACGGATTGTGAATGACAAGTGGGGTTTGAAAAAGCGTGGTTACAGGCAACGTGCACGGAAGATGAATGTGGGCAGGATGAAAGCACAGAACATGGCAGCACAAGGTTTTGATATTACAACACCAAAAGCCAAGGAGTTTTTCCGAAAGGCATTGTTGAAAGAACTCCAAAAGATTAGGTCGGTAAACTGATGGCAAGTTTAGAACAAGGAATCCGAAGCATACTCATTGCAGATACAGATGTAAGTGCGTTGGTTGGAACAAGGGTGTTTCCGTGGATGCGACAACAAGGCACAACGTTCCCTGCCATTGTTTATGAACTTGACGGCACAGAGCCAGAGCAAGACCTTGACGGTTATGCGGGGATGACACGTGCAGAATTATCAGTGAGTAGTATTGCAGAAACCTATGGTGGTGCAAAAACCTTGGCAGCCCATGTGCTAGATGCACTGAATGGTTTTACAGGCACGCCAACGGATGGCGTGGCGATAAAATCACTTGTCCACGATAATGACATAGGGATTGTTGAAGATTCTCAAATTGGCAATAGTCGAGGCGTTTCGATTATTGAAAGCAGTTACATAGTGTGGTACTCTGATTAGATAAGAAACTAGGAGCAGATAAATGGCAGCGATTACAGCAAACACAACAACAATAAGTATCGATGGCGGGTCAACAGACATTGCAGATGTCACATCAATATCAGCAATTTCATTAAGTTTGGCAACCTTGGATACAAGCAATCTTGATTCAACTTGGCGAACATTCATTGGTGGAATTAAGGATGGAGGCGAGTGTACTTTTGAAATAAATTATGACCCTGCATCAACTTCGCACTTGACAATCGAAGCAGCAATTGATGGAACGTCAAAGGATATCAAGGTTACATTTAGTGATACAAAAATAATGGAATTTAAGGCAGTGATTACATCTTTCAGTGTTACTGCTGCAATGGATGCAGTTGTAACAGCAAGTCTTGGTATGAAGATAACTGATTCAATTACATTCCCAGTAGTATAATTTAAACAAGGAGCACAAACTGTGTTGGATAAAAATGCGATTCTCAAGAGCGATGACCTTCCACGTGAAGAAGTAGTTGTAGAACGATGGGGAGGAAGTGTTTGGGTTCGGACTTTAACTGGCACTGAACGTGACGAGTTTGAAGCATCTTGTATGAAAACCAAGGGCAAGAACAGAAGTGTGAACATGGTGAACATCCGTGCACGCTTGTGTGTTCTAACAATGTGCAACGACAAAGGCGAACGGATATTTGATGCCCGTGACATAGAAGCACTTGGCAAGAAGTCGGCAATGTGCCTTGATTTAATTTTCAGTGTGGCACAAAAATTGAATGGCTTAGGCAGCGATGATGTCGAAGAATTAGCGGGGGGCTGACAAGCCGACCCGAGAGGCGTTTTTACTTTACTCTGGCACTTGAACTTGGCATGACCGTTAGACAGTTGTTGCAATCAATGGACAGTAAGGAAATAAGCGAATGGGCTGCTTACTATTCACTAGAACCATTCGGTTATTTTAGGTCTGCGGATTTACCTGCTGCAATAGTTGCATCCACACTTGCAAATTGCAACAGAGGAAAGAACAGCAGAATGTTTACGCCAAAGGATTTCATGTTAGTAGGCGAACATTCACAGGACAAAGCAATGGAAGAAGATGAAATGCAAAACATTTTACAAGCGATGACAGGGCAAGCACCAAAAGAGGCGAATGAATAATGGCAACGATAGGTAATCTCTGGATAAATGTTAAGAGTAATACCAGTGGGCTATCCAAAGGTCTTGGCAAAGCCAAGGGAATGCTCGGCAAGTTTGGTAAGTTTGCTGCAAGTCCTGCGGGTATTGCCATTGCTGCATTCGCTGCATTGACGGTAGCAATTGGATTAACTGTTAAAGCATTGAGTGGTGCGGTCAAAGAGTTTATGAAGTTTGAAGCAGGGATGGCAGAAGTAAAGTCTGTGATGTTGGGGCTTGACCCAAGTGCAATGGAAGCGATGGAAGAAACTGCAAAACGTCTTGGTGCTACAACTGCATTCACTGCGGAAGAAGCAGCACAAGGAATGGCAATGCTTGCACGTGCGGGTTTTACATGGCAGGAAAACATTGTTGCATTACCTTCTGTGTTAGACTTGGCTTCCGCATCTGGCATGGGGCTTGCACAAGCAGCAGACATTATGGCAACTGGCATGAGTGGGTTTGGATTAGCAGCAGAAGAAGCAGGACACTTTGCAGATGTACTTGCCGTTGGTGCAAACTCTGCAAATACCACAGTTGCAGAAATGGGTGAAGCGTTCCAACACGTTGCACCAATTGCAAAACAACTTGGCTTCTCAGTAGAAGAAACTTCCGCAATGATTGCACAGTTGCAAGACAGTGGCATCAAAGGTGGCAAAGCAGGTACAGCGTTGCGTGTTATATTCGCAGAGTTAGGTGCAGAAATTGAAAAAAGCGGCACAGGTGCGTTGAGAGATTATCTAGTAGAAGGTCATTCATTTACAGAGAACCTAGAAAAGTTTGGTAAACTTGGTGTGAACGCAGTTGGCATTCTGCAAGGCATGACGGGGGATACCGATAAACTTACAACAAGCATGATAGAAGCCACTGGTGTCGTAAATGAAATGGCAGAAGCACGGTTGGATACACTTGCAGGTGACATAACATACTTTGAATCCGCAGTGAGTGGTTTGAAAACAGAAATTGGCGAGAAACTTGCACCAACATTGCGTGAAGTTGTACAGGTTGCAACAAAGTTTATTGGTGGAATGCAAGCAGCATTTTCAGGTTTGTTTGAAGGCGTTGAAGGTTCAATCATTAGCACAGAAAGTTTGATGACTGTATTCAAAATACTTGGTTCAATAATCTTTCAGATAATTGGTCATGCAATTATGATGTACAACAAGATTGCTTTTGGATGGAACTTATTGAAGACGGTTGGTGCAGGAGTCTTAACTGTAATCAGTGGACTTGTCCAAGCACTTGTGGAAACGGTTTCATGGGGAATGAATGCAATTGGAATGATGTCTGATGATACTTACGATGCCACGGTTGGCTTCATGCGTGACCTTACAACAGAACTTGCAGGTATAACCGCTGAGGCAGGCAGTGACATGGGCACTAACTTTGTACAAATGTTGGGCGGGGGAATGGCTGATGCAACTAATATGTTTGAAACATTTTCTGATTCAATGGACGGTGTTGGTAAAGCGGGTGGCGAATCATTAACAGAAGGCATGGCAGAAGCAATTGAAGAAGGTGCACCAGTAGTTACAGCAGCACTTGAAAAATTAACAGATGCACAAATTGAATTGGTTGGCGAGGGGACAAAACTAACCGAAACCTTGCAAGACCAAATAAAATACTTTGGAATGACAGCAGCAGAAATCTTAATTGCAAATGCAGCAGAGGCAGGTTTAACGTCTGCAACCATTGAAGGCACACTGGCACTTGAACAACAACTGCAAGCACTGAAAGACAAAGTAACAGCAGAAGATGAAGCAATTAAAAAGACAGAAGAATTGTTCGATGCGTCAGTAAAGTTAATTGAATCATTGCGAACACCAGAAGAAGTGTACGATTCGGAAGTTGCTAAACTCAAAAAGATGTTTGATGCAAAAATGCTGACGTATGAACAGCATGAAAAAGCATTGGGAAGATTGCGAAAGGGTACAGAAAAAGATATAGAAGTGAACATCATTACCAAGGGAATCATTGAAGGGTTGCAATCTGCAATGGGTTCAATCAAAATTGCAGGGCAAGTAAACAAGACAGAACGGTTGGCAGAAAAACAAGTAGAGACATCAAAGAAAATTGAACAGGTCATGACAGCAGTTAAGGAAAACACAGCAAAGAGTCTTGACCGCACAGAAGCAATTGCAAACAGAACTAAAGATGTTGTCAGTAAGTTGGGTGGAACAATAGATACAGATGTAAAAGGGCTTGAAAGTATGATGGACACAACCGTTGCTGCAATCGGTAAGTTATCAAGTAGCAACAGTATGTCTACAACAGAAGACCTGTTGAAAGATATTGGTGAAGTTAGTGGCAACCAACTTACAGAATTGCAAAAGTTAAATGAAGCAATGCGGAAGAGGGGAAGCACTGGGGTGCTAACATGAATTACGTAGAACTGTTCGGCAGCAGAGAAGTTTCACGCAACCAAGATTCATATACCGCAAGTAGAACATTTCTTGTGTATGAAGATTCTGGCAACCTAACACTTGAAGAAGCAGTTAACTATTCTGGTGGAGTTAGTTTTAGTGATAACCACCCAAACATCAATGGAATCTTTGCGAATGGTTTTAGTATTAAAGCAAGTGGTTCAAGGGCAGACACGTGGGAATTAACTTGGTCTTATGCAAAGCCAGAAGATTCAACTGATGCGGGTGGTGATGATGATGAATGGGATGACGATGGTGACAACACAGAAATTGACCCTGAAGATGGTGGCGATTTAGACCCTGATGATGGTGGTGATACGGACATAACAGGTGGTGGTGAAGAAGAAGAAGGTGAAGAAGGTGTAGGCGAAGGCGATACTGGTGATGGTGGTGGTGATGAAGATACGCCAGAACGATTGTTTACAGGTATAAGCATCACAACAGGTCTTGCACTTGTTGACGGTTTTGTTGCGGGTGCGACCATCCCCGCAAACGGTTCGCAAGGTGGCGATGATGGTTCTTTAATCACTGGTGGTGATATAGTGCATGAAGGCGGTGAACCAGTTACCATTCCTGTTCCAACTACAGACATGAGTTTATCTGTTACAACATTTGGCACAACATATTATTTGAACAATGTTCAAACAAAGGCAGGGAAAAGGAACCTTGGTACATTCTACGGTTTTGCTGCGGGGTCTGTATTGTTCAAAGGAATGTCAGTTTCACGGCAATCTGAAAACAGTTGGGATTCAACCTACAACTTTGTATGGGATGCTTGGAGTCATATGCGACAAGTACCCGAAAGAACAGAAACAGGAGAACCAAAATTTATTGATGGTGAATTGAACATCTACTACAAACAACCATTTCCTAGCACAACATCTTTTGCGTTCTCGCCATGACCAAAGGACAATACCCGACAATTTCAAGTGGACTTGGTAACCTTACTCCTGAATTGTGGCGAAGGTTAATGATTATGTTGGCTGAGTATGAAAAGAAGAATAGTGACCAAACATCCCAACGCAAAAAAAGGGGTGGTGGCACTAATTACTTCCTTGCAAAGATAACAGATTCTTCAGAGATAGACGGAACGGATAATCGATACGAGTACGAGTGGACCGAGGTTGTACTTGATGATGAAACTGGGTTTGAAGACCTTACCGATGGACGTACGGGTGATGATGCACTAAACCTATGCGAGATGAGTAATACAGAAGACAACGTATCTCCTGCCGTAGATATGAACGGCTCCACGTACCCTCCTGATTTTACCATGCGGGCGATTGGCTCTTGTATTGATAGTGTGCAACTCGATACGGTGGTTGTAATGTTTATCCTACAAGATTCTGAAGGTACACTGCGCTCAGTATTTAGTCTAGCCAATGCTCACGATGGAGAGTGTTAGGTGACGGGCTACCGCAGAGCGATTTGTGATTGTTGCTGGGAGACTGGGTGCGGTATATGTGCGATTTGCGGTGGTGGAGTCAGCACATTCTGCGGTGGAACAGCATCAGGTATATGCCCGACTACTTTATCTGTAGAGATTGCAATACCATCGGTTCAAATGATGCGGAACAATTGCTTCTTCGATAACGATGGTTATGATTGGTACTTAATGCCAGCGTTTAATCAGTCTATCGCAGTAACAACGCCAAGTGCGTGCGGTTACAACGGTACAGGTACAGACTCTGGTTCATTTGATTCCTATAATGTAGATGGGAGCGTAGAGTATTCGTGGACGGGAAGTTTAGTAGAAGTAT